CATGTATGAAGGTTTATGGGTCTTGTGCTGGCGGCATAACATTCACGTCGCGAGTGATAAAGTCTATTGCTAGTCCTTTAATTGAAAAGTATATGGGGCAGCCCAATATTTGGGGACCCCCGCGTACGGATTTTAAATGGCGACCTTGGCACTCAGCGATGAATGGGTTTGCAAATGCGTCGAAGGGTTTCAAACCCTTAGATCTAGCGTGGGCTGTGAATGACTACTTAGATCCACTGTTAGAATTAATGAAGAATCCCATAAACAAAAAGATGGTGCGTCCTCTAGACCCAGTTCAAACGATCAATGGTATACCTGGTGAGAAGTACATTGACAAGATGAATTTTAACGCATCGATAGGGTTTCCATTAGCAGGTGCTAAAGAAAAATTTTTGATTCCAATAGAAGGTGGGGTGCCAGGGTATGACGAACCTATGACATTTAAACCTGAAATATGGAGTGAAATTAATCGTGCCGAAGAATGTTGGTTGCGTGGTGAACGAGCATACACGCCTGTGAAGGCTTGTTTGAAAGATGAACCCACAAAAATAACAAAAGAGAAGATGCGTGTTTTCTATAGTATGTCTATCAGCGCTCAATACCATTTACGCAGGATGACATTGGGGTTAACACGCTTCATACAAATGAATCAACTTGATACTGAAAGTATGGTCGGTATAAATTGTATGGGGCCTACTTGGGAAGAATGCAGAAAGTGGTTTCACGAAGGAGATTTTGATCCTAAGAAGTATGGCGATTTGAATACTTCAGCAGGTGACTATCAAGGTTATGATACCACAATGCCTGCACAAGTCACTATGGCATCTCTTAGTATTTATCGTGAATTATTAGTTGCTAGTGGTAATTTTACAGATAGGGATTTGAAGATTTTTGATGGTGTCTGTACTGAAATCTTATACCCTATTGTTGCTTTTAATGGCACACTACTAGAGATTATGGCAGGCACGATTTCTGGACATAACTTAACAGTTCATATTAACAATACTGATAATTCCTTGTTGAAACGTCTTGGATTCTTGAATATAGAACTCAAACCCCGTGGTCTAGTCGGTAAGATGACCTTTCGGGAGTGCGAGCGATGTGGTAATTATGGCGATGATTGTAAGTCCACAATTAACAGATCTAAGATAGTGTACTGGAACATGAAGTCATATAGAGATTTTTTAGCAGTACATGGTATAGTATTTACTATGCCAGACAAAGTAAGTGAAATGGTTGAATTCATGAAGTGGGATGAAGCAGAATTTCTTAAGAGAACTGATGCGTATATTCCTGAACTTGAAGTTCACTTAGGTAGACTAGATGAGATGTCAATCTATAAAAGTCTACACTCCAACCTTAAGTCGAGTGTTCTCTCGCCAAAACAACATGTTTGTGCAGTCATGGCCGGGGCAGCCTTTGAATGGTTCCCCTATGGACGTGCTATATATGAAGAACGGATGGCTCAATTGCGTTGCGTCGCAAGAGAGCTTGAAATTGTTGTTCCAGAGATAGAAATAACATTCGATGATCGAATCGCGAATTGGCGCCGCGATTATATCGAAAACAAAGAA